TGGTTTGCAAAGGATTAAACACGCTCACGGTCAAGGTTATACGTCGAGTAGTGAAAAATCTCAATTTGGAGGCCACCGCGCGCATTTAAAAGATAAAAATGGTAAAACAACATATCTTGGATCTCAGGCATATAAGAAGAAAGAACACGCAAAAGGAGAAGCAGATGCATATCACCGCGCGTATTTTGGACATCCTAGCATGAGAACAAATGATAAAGGTGCTCGTAATGCTGTAGCTGATTATAGAAATAAAAACAAACAACATCATTATCAAAAAGAACAGACATATCGTGATAATCGTACCGAGACTGAAAAGGCTCAGGCCGAAAGAGAAAAACAAAGATTAGGAAATAAAAAGAAGCCTGGCGTTAAACCTACTGGCGTTGAAGAAGGAAATAAAAAAATGAAAGGAAAAGATCCATGCTGGAAAGGTTATGAAATGGTAGGTACAAAAAAGAAAGGAGGAAAAGAAGTGCCAAATTGTGTACCAGAAGAAGTTTTACGTAGTATTTTAGATTCTTATTTTGAAGAAGAATCAATAGAAATGTTTATTTCTATGCTAAAAGAAAATAATGTTCAAGCTCAAGAAAAAGATTATACTTCAGTAGTAGAAAAGTATATGTCTTCTAAGAAAAAAGCAAAATATGAAGATACTGACCTAGTAGATAAATCACAAGCATTGAAAAAATTTAAAAATCGTAAAGATAAAGATCTTGACAATGATGGTGATGAAGATGAATCAGATCGATTTTTACATAAGCGTCGTAAATCAATTGCTAAAAAAGAAATGCAAGACGAAGCTTCATGCGGAAGTGAACCTTCTAAGAAGAAAAAATAATGCCTATTATTAGAAATACAAATGATGAAAGAAGAGCTGCAGTAAGAGGCTGGAAAGATGCTCGAGCTGCAAGTCATATTGAAAGAACTGATGTTGGTGAATGGGCTAGACCTGATAGGCCTAGACCCGTTATTGAAATTGTCAATGAAGTTGTAAAAGAAATTAGAACTGGGTCGGAAGAATTAATAAATAAAGAATATAACGTTGACTTTTCTAGATTAAATCCGAACGAAACGTATTTAGTCCATAAAGGTCAAATAAAATTAATAAGTAAAAAATCTAAATATCTTTTAGATATGTTAATCATAGAAGAGGAAAACTAAAATGGCTCAATGGGGAAATTCTGACGCTGCGTCTAATTCAGCAGTGTTTGCTACTATGCAAGTTAGTAAGCCAGTATCTGCTTCAGAGCGTAATGCTCTTTATGGCAATACTACTGCTGATGCATATCAAGCAGGCGTAACAGTTGGACAATATGGCGTTGATAGAAACGAAATTAAAGCGTTACGCGCTAGTGGCTCATCAAGACCAGCTTCACCGGGTTGGGCTTTACGTACAGAAGGTACTGGTGGTCGTGCAGGACGAGTTCATTATGAAACATTAGTTGCATTTTCACACAATGCAATGCAAGGTGATGGTGCTGATGATGCAGTTGTACCTGATTATTTCATCAGTATTACTGGTCAATTTATTGATGCGTCCGGTTCTGCAAGTGGTAATGAGCAAATTAACTTTGCTTTAGTTGCTGCTACAGCTCCTACTGGATTTGAAAATACTCTTTCATATGCTTGGGAATATACTACTACGCCAGGAGATACTGGAACATTTGCTACTGCAGATGGTGTATCAGGATTCTCGGGTCAAGGTACAAATACATTAACAGCAGATGCTAATACGATTGCTGACCAAACAATTGTTCGTGTAACAGTTTCTGGTTCAGGTACAACACAAACAGTTGTATCTGATAACGCAACACTTACTGTTACAGCTTAATTGAGTTTAAAGGGGGCTATTTAAATAGCCCCTTGGTATTGCTATGAGAGTATTGAATGAGAACAATTTTTTATTATATGCATCTGCGAATTATATAAATTTGCAGTGCTATGATATGCAAGAATTTGACGAGGATTTACAAAGATTTAAATATATAAAAAGATTGTTTTCAAGATATCATGATAAAAAAGAATTAAAAGAAAGATTGATATTAAATCATTTAATTACTTTGTATAATGTATTTGAACATAAAGCTAATACTAGAATGTTATTCTATAAGGTGGAAGAAAAACATTGGTATATATTGAAATCGTTTTTATTATTTTTAAATTATATGCCTGCAGCTTTATACGATATTGAATACGAAGATAGAATAATAGTGACTAGTTCTATACCAATAGATCTAAATGTTGTTAAAATTTTAAGAGAACTATAATGGCAAAAGGTGTTTTAGACATTTATTTAATTTACGAGTTTTTACGAAGACTTGTAACACCTTTTGAGAAGTGGGATGCATATAAAGCAGGTGTTATTGATAAAGATGGTAAGGTAATTTTAAATAAAGCAAGTCGTACTCCAGCGCAAGAAAAAACTTGGGGTTACTACGATAAGTTACTAGCAAATCTAAAAAAATTATTAGGAAAAATACCAGGCGGTAAAACACGAATTGCATCTTTTGCCGCTGCATTATTATTACTCAAAGAAAAGAATTTAGATCCAGATGATTTAGAATATTTAGAAGAATGTATTGAGCATTATATGGTGGAAGCTAAAACATTAATAGAAGAAGTTCCCGTCAATAATGTAGGTGGAGGAGCTATTTCGGGAATAATTCCAGGAGAAGATCCACCAGTTAAAAAGAAACCAAAAATTATGAGAAGAAAAAAGGTTAAAGTATAATGCCATATGTTATATTATTGTGTCTTCTTTTATTGGGTGGTGGATATGCTTATCATTCGGTTACCGTCTCTAACTTAGAGGCAGCAAAAGCACAACTAGAGGCAAACAACCGCACTCTGAAAGAAAATCAGGTGCAGATGGAAATGGCAGTGAAAACTGCTCAAGAGTCACTTGCTGCTGCGGAAGCAAACGCAAAGAAATCAGAGGCGGCAATGTCTGCACTCACCGCAAGGAATAATGAGTTACAGCGAGAAAAAGACAACGCGATGAAGATCTTTAAAGATCACAATTTGACAAGATTAGCAAGAGCTAAACCTGGTATGATTGAAAAACGAATGAATGCAAAAACAGAACAAGTTTTTAGGATGCTAGAAGATGATACAAAAGAACTTATGGATGCTGACGATACCCCTCCTATTGACGGGGTGCAACCTAATGCCCAGACTGGAGTGGGGACCGAAACCGGAGATAATCCAACCGGAACCACAGATCGTAACAGTGACGGAAAAAGTGCCGCTGAGAATTTATCAACCGCCGTTGCCGGCTGAGATTGATCTTCTCAATGTTAATTTTTTTGTAATTACAGAAGAGAATTATGAAGAGAAGAAAAAAGAGATCGAAAAAATTCTCGATGGTAACTTTGTAGTATTTGCGTTGACTCCTGATGGGTATGAAAAAATGGCAGAGAACTTTCAAGAAGTTCGACGTTATGTGAGACAACAGAAAGAACTGATTCTCTATTATCGTGAAGCAACAACAGAATCTGAAGGAACCACTGCTGAAGAGTGGTTAGAAAATAATCCGAACAATTAGGATCTCACATGGTTGATACAAATTCTACACGTTTAGATCGTATTGAATCTAAGCTAGATAAACTTTCTGACGCAATTGTTACTTTAGCCCGTGTAGAAGAAAAAATCGCGGATTTAGAACAACGAAGAGTAGAAACACACGAAAGAGTGAATCGTTTATCACGTAATATAGATGATGTAAAAGATTCTATGTATCGTGTTGAAGAACAAATGAAAGTTGTTAATAAAGTTATGTGGTTTCTTATTGCTACGGGAGTAACTTTAATTCTTTCACATTTTCTACAACAAATGGGTTGACATTTTCGCTTACTTGCGTATAATAGAACTGAGTTCATTGAAAGTAGTATCTAATATATTATGTGGCTTGAAGAAAAATACATTGGTTTAATTAGTTCTCGTTTAGAAAGATTCAAACGAGTTAATAATAGATTATTTAATTGCAGGTGTCCGATCTGTGGAGATTCTCAAAAAAATAAATTCAAAGCTCGAGGATATCTCTTTCCAAAAGACGATGGTGGATATTTGTATCACTGCCACAATTGTAATATTACTCTTGGAGTTGATAAGTTTTTAGAAACTCTAGATCCGGTTATTCATAAAGAATATTTAAAAGAAAAATTACAGAACGGATTTGGAAAAAAACAAAGAGTACTTTCAGACGTAGAAGTATTCGCAAATAAAATGAAGACTCCCGTTTTCATTAAAGCAACTCCACTTAAACAACTCAAAAAAGTATCTCAATTACGTTGGGATCACCCCGTAAAAAACTACGTTAACGCACGTAAAATTCCCACGCCTTATCAAGCGAAACTTTTCTATGCGCCAAAATTTAAAAAATGGGTAAATGATATTATACCCGGTAAATTTAAAAGTATAGAAAATGATACACCGCGACTTATTATACCATTCTTAGATGAAAATAAAAATCTATTTGGTTTCCAAGGTAGAGCTTTTTCTGATGATGAAATAAGATATATTACTATTATGTTAAATGATGAAAAGCCTAAAATATTTGGACTAGATACATGTGATCGTTCTAAACCACATTTTATTTTAGAAGGTCCAATCGATTCTATGTTTATTGATAATTCAATAGCAATGGCTGGTGGATCTATTGATTGGAATTACGTTAATGAACAGTCTATATTTGTTTATGATAATGAACCAAGAAGCGTTGAAACATGTAAAAAAATTCGAAAAGTTATGGATAAAGGGTGTCAAGTAGTGATCTTTCCTGATATAATAAAAGAAAAAGATATCAATGATATGGTATTGAAAGATATTAATGTTAATGAACTTCTTAGAAATAATATAAGTAATAATCTACAAGCAAATATTAAATACACATCATGGAAAAAAATATGAATACGATCTCTGAATATTGGTCACATGATCAAAAAAGACATGCGTTAGTGAAACAGAATGAATCAAAAGAATACGTCTTAGAGTGCTGGGAAGGTGATGAAGTTAAAACAAGAACTTATAATGATAAGTCCGTTTATTATGTAGAAGACGCTGCAGAAAACTACGTATTAGGAGTATGGAATGGATGATGTTACTCACACCCTTTTAGTCATTGGAGTTATTTTCATAAGTTATAAACTAGGATCTTTTGTAGGAAAAGCAGACGCGTATTCAGATGGATTTGCAGATGGTTCTAACGCGGGAATAGATAGTATCATGGATTTTTTACGTACTAAGTATAATATGGTATTTGATTACACAGTAAAAATAGAGGAAGAATAATGGCACGTACAGATTTAATTAAAGCTAACATTTCGAAATATAAAGCAGACATGGATAAAGCAATTGCAAATGTACATACTTATATGCATAACTCAGTAGGTATTGGTGAACATCCCGATTTAGTTGAAGCTGTACATGAACAAATCACCGCGTACGCAGACGCAAAAGAATTATTAGATTCCGCGAATGAAATTTTGGAATGGTTTGAAGATTAATTATGGACATAATGGTAACAAAACGTGATGGTTCTAAGGAACCACTTGACCTTAATAAATTTCATAAAGTTGCTGGTTTTGCGTGTGATGATTTAGCAGGAGTATCAGCATCAGATTTAGAAATTAAAACCCATTTGCAATTTTATAATAACATTAAAACCATAGATGTACAAGAAACATTAATTAAAGCAGCCGCTGACCTTATTTCAGAAGATGCTCCTAATTATCAATATGTTGCTGGCCGTCTAATTAACTATGGTCTAAGAAAAGAAGTTTTTGGACAATTTGAACCTCCAACATTAGCTGCACATATTATACAAAATGTAAGTGAAAAAATCTATGATGATATTCTTATGGATGAATATTCCAAAGATGAAATAGATTTTTTAGATACAAAAATTGACCATAGCAGAGATTTCCTTTTTACGTACGCTGCAATGGAACAATTTCGTGGAAAATATTTAGTAAAAAATAGAACTAATGGTAAAATATATGAAACGCCTCAAATGGCTATCATGTGTATTGCAATGACATTATTCCATAGCTATCCTAAAGAAACGCGATTAAATTGGGTTGTTGACTTATATAATGCTATTAGTTTATTTGACATCAGTTTGCCAACACCAATTATGGCAGGAGTTAGAACTCCTCAAAGACAATTTTCATCATGCGTTTTAATTGAAACTGATGATTCACTCGATTCAATCAATGCAACCGCGGGGGCTATAGTAAAATATGTTTCGCAAAAAGCTGGAATTGGTATTGGAGCGGGTAGCATTCGCGCTATCGGTTCTTCGATTCGTAATGGAGATACTTCTCATACTGGCGTTACTCCATTTTTCAAATATTTTCAAAGCGCTGTTAAATCGTGCTCACAGGGCGGTGTCAGAGGTGGCGCAGCGACTTTATATTATCCTATATGGCACTACGAAGTCGAAGACATCCTCGTCCTTAAAAACAACAAAGGCACAGAAGAAAACAGAGTAAGACATTTAGATTATGGCGTTCAATTTAATAAAGTAATGTATGAACGTTTATTATCAGGTGGTAACATTACTCTATTCTCACCGAATGATGTACCAGATTTATATGATGCTTTTTATGTTGATGTAGATAAATTTAGAGAATTGTATGAAAAATATGAACGTGCATATTCTATTCGTAAAAAGTCAATTCCTGCAATTGATTTATTTTCATCATTCATTCAAGAACGTAAAGATACTGGCCGTGTATATTTAATGAATGTAGACCATGCAAATGATCACGGTGCTTTTATGAAAGAATTAGCACCAATTAGACAAAGTAATTTGTGTTGTGAAATTGATTTACCTACAAAACCGTTAAAGCATTTATACGATGATGAAGGTGAAATTAGTTTGTGTACATTGGCTGCAATTAATTGGGGTAAAATTAAAAAACCAGAAGATTTTGAAAAACCATGTACTTTAGCTGTTCGTGCATTAGATGCATTATTGTCTTTCCAGAGTTATCCAATTCTTGCTGCCGAATTATCTACAAAAAATAGAAGGCCTCTTGGAATCGGTATTATTAATCTTGCGTTTTGGTTAGCAAAAAACGATACTACATATCAAAATCCAGATTTAGAATTATTACATGAATATGCTGAAGCATGGTCATACTATTTGATTAAAGCATCTATAGACTTAGCAGAAGAAATTGGTCCATGTGAATTGCCGTGTGAAAGTAAATACGGAAATGGCATTTTACCTATTGACACTTATAAAAAAGATGTGGATGAATTAGTACAGCCAAAATACAATATGGATTGGGATACACTTCGTAAAAGAGCTTTTGATATTGGTCCACGTAATAGTACGTTAATGGCACTCATGCCTGCTGAAACATCGGCGCAGATAAGTAATAGCACTAATGGAATCGAACCTCCACGGGCTTTAGTATCAGTTAAACAGTCAAAAGATGGTATTTTAAAGCAGGTTGTACCAAGTATTCAAAGACTCAAAAACAAATACGATTTATTGTGGGATCAAAAATCACCGGAAGGTTATTTAAAAATTTGTGCTGTACTACAAAAATTCATAGATCAAGGAATTTCAGTTAATACTTCATATAATCCATTACATTATGAAGATGAAAAAATTCCTTTATCAGATATGATTCAACACGTTTTAATGTTTTATAAGTATGGCGGTAAGCAATTATATTATAACAATACGTTTGATGGTGCTGGAGAAATGGAAGTAAAAGATTTGCCAGAACTAGAACAATCTATTTTAGAATCAGACGAAGATTGTGAAAGCTGTAAGATCTAATGGATGAATTAATTTGGAAAATATTTAAGCAATATGATAGGTCTAAACATTTTTTCAATGATCCTTTTCCCCATATATTTTTTGAAAAGGCTTTAACTGAAGAAGAAGTAGAACACGCTGCAGATAACTATAATACTCTTCCATTGTGGAGAGATAACTATAAAGGTGATTGGAGAATAGATTATCTTGCAAACGGAAAAGAAAATTTTTATCAAAAGTATTTTGATTCTTTAACGGAAGAATTTTCTTTTCCAATGTTAAAAGGTTTATCCGTTGAACCTATTACACTTAAAAATAAGAATACTCCTAGAAAATTATATACGCATTCTACTAGTTTTTCTGAACAAGAAAAGAAAGAGATATACTTAAATTCTATTTCTACATTTTCAAAATATAATCAAGAAGTATTAGCAAATCCTAATGCTACTAATTTACGAAGTAAAGAAAGGGTTAACGCATGTTTACCTCATCATGATTTACCTACTAAAGTTTTTGTTACGTTATTATATTTAAAACAAAAAGATGATGATTTAGGAGGAGATCTAGAATTATATTATGGTCTCCCGTGTAAAAGAGGAAACATAGTTGATGATATCAATACAGTAGTAAAATGTAAAACAATAAAATACGAACCAGGAAATATGATTATATTTCCAAATAGTCCAGTAGCATTTCATGCTGTTACTCAAAGAAAAACTGGAATTCATAACAGATATATGTTTTGTTTAAGTTATGATACTAATTACGCGGCATGGATTAACAGATGGAATTTTAATAAGGAATAAAATGTCAGTCTTTAACACTAGAAAAATAGATGCTGTAAATCAACCTGCGTTTTTTGGACAATCGGTAAATGTTGCAAGATACGATAAACAGAAATATCAAATCTTTGAAAAATTAACTGAAAAACAATTAGGATTTTTTTGGAGACCAGAAGAAGTAGATATTAGTAGAGATAGTAAAGATTTTAAAAATCTTACAGAACATGAACAACACATTTTTACATCAAATTTAAAACGTCAAATTGTATTAGATTCAGTACAAGGCCGAGCTCCGGCTGAAGCGTTTTTACCTGTTTGTTCTTTGCCAGAATTAGAAAATTGGATTTTAACATGGTCTTTTAGTGAAACAATACATTCAAGAAGTTATACACATATTATTAGAAATGTATATCCAGATCCTTCTAAAGTGTTTGATGAATTATTAGATATTAAACAAATTGTTGATTGCGCTGATGATATTTCGAAATATTACGACATTTTAATAAGTCAAAATAATGAAGAAATTATGAATAAAAAACTGTTAAAGTATAACGAAAATAAACATAAAAAATCTTTATGGTTAGCATTAAACGCAGTTAACGCTCTTGAAGGAATTAGATTTTATGTTTCGTTTGCATGTTCATGGGCATTCGCTGAACTTAAGAAAATGGAAGGTAACGCTAAAATTATTAAATTAATCGCAAGAGATGAAAATGTACATTTAGCATCTACACAACATTTACTTAAAATTTTACCAAAAGATGATCCATATTTTGCAGAATTAAAAGAAACATGTGAAGAAGAAATTATTAACATATTTAAAAACGTAGTAGATCAAGAAAAAACTTGGGCCAAATATCTTTTTAAAGATGGAACAATGATTGGCCTTAATGAAGATATTTTATGCGAATACGTAGAATGGATCGCGCATAAAAGAATGTTAGCGGCTGGAATTAAATCTCCGTATAAGGGTGGAAATGATCCATTGCCTTGGACACAAAAATGGATTAGTGGATCTGATGTTCAAGTAGCACCGCAAGAAACAGAAATTACATCATACATTATTGGTGGAATAAAAAAGGATATTGATACTGATAGTTTTAAAGGATTTGAATTGTAATGTTTAATGATATGATGACGTATGTGGTTGATCGTGCAGATGAACTTATACACAATGAAAATAAAACCGTTTGTGATTTTGGAAATCAAACTCAAAATAATAGAAGAATACTTCAAATCCTAAAGGCTGGAAAACGTCCTTATTTGAAAGATAAGTATGAATCTACCAAACAATTTTATGAAGCGTTAGGTTATAAAAAATATGTAGCAATTGATGTAAATACAAAATTAGATGCTATAGCTTTAGATTTAAATAAAGATTTAAAAACTCATTATAATTGGACCGAACAATTTGATTTAGTTACAAATAATGGAACAAGTGAGCACGTATTTAATCAATACGCCGTTTTTAAAAATATGCATGATTTAACTAAAGTTGGCGGATATATGATACACGTGCTTCCATATTATAAATGGTCAGATCATGGATTTTATAATTACCAACCACAGTTGTTTGCGTGTCTTGCTGCTGAAAATGAATACGTTGTAGAATTTTTTTGTATTTCAGATGATTTATGTACACAAATGAAAATTATACCTTTGACTATGCAACAAACTGGTCTAGATGAATTGCCGAAAAAATTTAAATTAGATGAATGGAAAAGAAGCCCAGGTGGTGGAGATCCAATGATCGGTGTAATTTCTAGAAAAGTATATGATAATGAATTCAAAGTTCCTATGCAATTTGGTTATTCTCGAGGAAATATTGAGGTCAGTGAAATTTCAAATTCATACAAAACTGGTGATCCTGAGGTAGCTAAAAAAATATATAGAGCAGGAATATATTCAGAACCAGAGGATAGAGTATGAAAACACAAATTAATTGTTTATCGTGTGGATATGTAACAGATATTTTTGTACATGAATATGATGAAGAAAACGGACAACTTTTTTGTCCAATTTGTAGCTGTGAAGTTGAAGATTATTTGTATGATGAAGAAGAAGATTAATGGAAGCACATTGGAAATTTAGATTTATGAATTTAGCTAAACATATATCGGAATGGTCAAAAGATCCATCCCGTAAAGTTGGCGCAGTTATTGTAGATGAATCTCGAAAAATTGTTGCGACTGGTTATAATGGATTCCCAGCCGGCATAGAAGATAATAATCGCTATGATGACAGAGAAGAAAAATATAAATACGTCGTACACGCTGAAATGAATTCAATTTATAATGCGTGTTTAAATGGTGTGTCACCGAAAGGTGCAACATTATTTGTTTGGGGCTTACCTGTTTGTAGTGAATGCGCTAAAGGTATTATACAGGTAGGGATTAAGAATGTAAAAATACCAGCATTATCAATGACTGATCCAAAATGGAATGAAAGCTTTAATTTATCAAATGAAATGTTTAAAGAAGCTGGGATAGAAGTAGAAATATTATATGAACACCCAGAACCCTATGTACCAAAATCCCTGGAAGATCTCAGGAAACATATTCAACAGTGAAGACATTGGAGAATATTATGGAATGGTATATCTATTAGAAAATACCAGTAATAATAAATTATATGTTGGTAAAAAATTTTTTTGGACTACGGTTACACGTCAAAAAAATGGTAAGCGAAAAAAAGTAAAAGTAGAATCTGATTGGAAAAATTATTACGGTTCTAATAAAAAATTAAAAGAAGAAATTGATAACATTGGGGTTGACAAAATCAATAGAACTATATTAAAATTATGCTATACTAAAACACAGTGTGCTTATTACGAAATGGAAGAACAAATAAAAAGAAACGTATTATTAGATGAGGGTTATTACAATGAATTTATTGGTGGAAAAATTAACGGAAAAAATTTAAAGGAGATATAAATGCACGCAACAATTTACACCAAAAACCATTGTATACACTGTGAAGCCGCGAAAAGATTAATGAGAATGAAGGGTATGGTATTTAATGAAAAATCTATTGATAAAGATAGAGAAGGATTTATTAAAAAATTTCCGCATGTTAGGATGGCCCCACACATTCTAATTGATGGCAAAGAAATAGGTGGGTTTGATAAATTGAAGGAATATTTTAATGAAAACAGATTATAATGAAGATATCCAAAAAGTAAATTCTGCATTTGTCGATAAAGATGTGTGGTATTTAAAGAAAGGAAAACGGCGAGTATATATGTTATCAAAAGGGAATAAGCATTCTAAAGTTCTTATCCCTTTTCCAGCTGGCCATATAAGTAAAGCTGGACTACAGGGTGAAGTTGCTTCTGTAAGAACAGAAAATTTAATTAAAGCTAAGGAAATGTTATAATGTCCCAAATTTATAATGGTGAATTCATTCGTAATGAAACAAATGAAAATTCAATGGGTGGTACTGAATTATTATCGCAAGCGTTAGTAAATAATGTTGATAAAAAAATACTAGAAGATGTCCAAATTGTTGTATCTAGAATGAGAGATGATTTGGATGAAACAAAGGTTAGATTATTTTGGGCCCATGATTTGCCGGGAGATCCTGAATCTGATTTTTTAAAGAAAAAAGAAAATCATAATAAATTTCATAGATTTATTTTTGTTTCAAATTGGCAAATGCAAGCCTATATGCAACATTATGGATTGCCTTGGTCAAAGTGTCAAGTTATTCAAAACGCTATTGATCCTATTGCACCAATAGAAAAACCAGATCCAAAAGAAGAATTAAATATAATTTATACGCCTACCCCGCATCGTGGATTAAATGTCTTAGTACCAGTTTTTGAAAAATTAGCAGAAGAACATAAGAATCTAAAACTACATGTTTTTTCTTCATTCAAATTATATGGATGGGAAAAAAGAGATGAACAATACAAAGAATTATTTGATAAAATTGAAGCGCATCCCCAGATGATATATCACGGTACGCAACCTCAATCAGTAGTTAGAGAACAATTACAAAAATCTCATATCTTTGCTTATCCATCAGTATGGGCTGAAACATCTTGTATGTGTTTAATGGAAGCAATGAGTGCTGGATTAGCATGTGTTCATTCAAATTATGCTGCATTACCAGAAACATCAGCAAATTGGACACATATGTATCAATTACAAGAAGATGCTAATGAACACGCAAATTTATTCTATCAAATTCTTAAAAGTGTTATAGATAATTATACTAACGATAGCGTTCAATCTAGATTGCAACCAATGCAAACATACGCAAATGTATTTTATAGTTGGAAACAGCGATCTGTAGAGTGGACTGCATTTTTGAAGTCATTAAGCCTAAATATTAAAGATCGTTCAATTAAAAAGGCAATGTTTACAATTAACACAGGAACCTAGCATGGATAACGTAATTCAGTTTCCAGATCTTAAGAAAATGAAGAAGCGTGAATTTAGAATTCCAACAGATGCAACTCTTCCAAAAGAGTTACCCAATAGACAGAGCCATCGTTATCTAGAAGAAATTTCTGAAGAGCTAGCAGGAATGCTGATTCATCATATGACAGAATATGGATACGTTTTTAATAACAAAAAAATGTTGTATGATATTTCATTTTTATACGAAAATATAAGATCAGTTTTATTTAAGTGTAATGATATGAAACATCCAATCCAAAAGCTAGCTGTGGAAGTATATGAACCATATGTAGAGAAAAATGAAGAAAATCCTCAATTATCTTTTGATTTCAATTATTTAGAAGATTAGTTGACATTTTGATGTTTATAGTGTAGAATGTATCTTTTGTAAAGATAAAAAATTATGATTATATTAGATTTAAACCAAGTAATGATTGCTAATTTGATGGCACAATTAGGAGGCCATTCAATAGAAGTAAATGAAAATTTACTGAGGCATATGATTCTTAACTCAATTCGTATGAATCGTGTAAAATTTAAAAACGAATTTGGCGATTTAATTATTGCGTGCGATGACAAGAATAATTGGCGCCGGCAAATTTTTCCTTATTATAAAGCTTCCCGCCGAAAAAATAGACAAGAATCCAAATTAGATTGGAATTCAATTTTTGAAAGTCTAAACAAAGTCAGAGATGAACTTAAAGAATTTTTTCCTTATCCAACAATTCAAGTCGACACTGCCGAAGCTGACGATATCATTGCTGCATTATGCAAAAAATTTGGCAAAGACCTCGGCGGAGAACCTATTTTGATTCTTTCAGGAGATAAAGATTTTGTTCAATTACAATGTTATTCTAATGTTAAACAATATGATCCTGTCAGAAAACGTTGGTTATCTAATTCTGATCCTTATTCATTCCTTTTTGAACATATAATTAAGGGTGATGTAGGAGATGGTGTTCCTAATTTTTTAAGTGCTGATGATGTATTTGTTAGTGGTTCTAGACAAAAACCTGTGTCTAATAAAAAAATGAAAAATTGGATTAGTGATTTATTAATTAAAGATCCTTCAGACGTATTTGAAGGTGAAGAACTTAGAAATTTTTATCGAAATAAATCACTCATTGATCTTAAGGAAGTACCTGAAGAAATTAGTGATTCTGTATATGTACAATTAGAAAATCAAGCATCTAAAGATAGAAGCCAACTTTTTAATTATTTCATTAAGCATAAGCTAAAAAACTTAACCGAAAATTTAAACGAGTTTTAATATGAAACCACCACTAGTAAGCGCTGTTTTAGCTGAAGTACAAGCTAAAAAAACTAAAAAAGAAAAAATTGAACATTTACGTTATCATCGCGGAAATCCTGTGATGAAAGAATTTTTTAAGTACGTTTGGGATGATTCAATTCGGTTCCTTTTACCGGAAGGAGATCCTCCCTATAAACCAAATAAAGATTTAGATGAAAGTGGTTTATATCAAGAATTGCGTAAAATGTATTTGTTTATTGAAGGTCAAACAAATCCTGGCCTCAGGCCTGTACGTAGAGAAGTTTTATTTATTCAGCTTCTTGAAGGAATTCACGCAGATGAAGCAAAGCTTTTATTGTCAGTTAAAGACAAAAAAATGCCCTATAAATCTATTACTAAAAAACTAGTTGAGGAGGCACTGCCTGGTTTACTATGAGTAAGTCAAATAAAAAGCGTTCTTTTATGAATGAAGAAGATAGATACACAGATGGAGTATTTAAAAAGAAGAAAAAGCGAAAAAGCTTTAAAGAATTTAACGATAAAAATTTTAAAAATAAATTAAAATCTAATGATATTAATGGTTTTTTAGAATCTGAATATTATAAATAATTTTATGCCGACATATACATTTAAAAATGAAACCACCGGTGAAACGGAAGAACACTTCCTATCTATCTCTGAATATGATAGATTTAAAGTCGAGCACCCGCATTTAACACGTCACTTTTCAGAATTACCACCGACAGTAGCTGGCATTAGTGCTAAACCTGACGGCGGTTTTCGTGAAGTATTACAACGAATCAAAGCAGCTAATAGGGGGTCTGATATAAACACTTTTTAAATTCAACAACCACAAAGGAAGCTTATGTCACTTTCAAAGAAAAAACGCCGAGCAATTAGAAATAATGATTTGATGATTGAGCGAGGTAATAGCATACAACAGAAAGGTATGAATATTAAACCGGTATATCCTAAAACCTACAGCCAGCAAGCTACATTTGACGCGTATGATTCCGGTTCGCACTTATTACTCCACGGCATGGCAGGCACTGGCAAAACATTCATTTCAATGTACTTAGCATTAAGTGAAATCTTTAACGACATACACTCAACCCATACGAACGTAACACTTATCAGAAGTGTAGTACCCACTAGGGATATTGGATTTCTTCCTGGTAAAGAAGAAGATAAAATTAAAGTTTATGAACAGCCCTATAAATCAATCTGCAACGAATTGTTTAGAAGAGGAGACGCATACGATATCCTTAAATATAAAGGAATTGTTAATTTTATGTGCACATCATTTGTACGAGGATTGACACTTAACGACTCTATTGTTATAATAGATG